TTGATGCGCTTGACTTCCTGGTCCATGAAGGACTTGGTGAGGTTCTTGGCCATGGCTTTCTGGCCGGCCTTGACCAGCTTGCGGCTGATCGCATCTTCAAGGCCCACATAGCTGATGAACTTGCCGGTGATCGAGCGGTTGCCCAGCAGCGAGAAGCCGCCGAGGATGGTGCGCGCGTAGTAGCTCACGCCGTAGCGGTTGAGCAGGTCGCCCTCGGTGGAGGTGTCGAGGATGTTGTACTCGACCACGCGGGACACGTCCTCGGCGAACGTCACCTGATTGCCCGGGCTTTCCCACTGCTTGACCTTCGCCAACGCGGCGATAGCCAGGGACGAGGGGGCGAGAAACACGTTTTTCTTCGCCGCCTTGGAGTACACCGACGGCATGTTGTGCACCAGCAGGCACCGGTCGAAACCGAGGTCGGCACCGCCCAGTTCGCCGCTGTAGGTCACCTGGTCAGCCACTGCTGCGTCCTTGCCATCCAGCACCACGCGGGCCTTGATGCGCTTGCCGAACGCGGCAAACTCGCCGGCCACGGCCTTGGTGCCGGTGAAGCCCGGGGCACCGATGATGGTCAGGTCTTCCGGCACATTCGCCAGTGCCGCCAGGCCCAACTTGCGACCGGTGATCGGCTCGTCACCGCCAATCACGTTGTTGAGGGTGTCGGCCGGTGTCGCGCCCTCCTCCACGATCACCACGTACACCGGTACCTTCACCACTTTGAGGATCTGGTAGACGGCGTGAAACAGCGTGCCCGACTCAGCACCGGTGGGGTCCAGCAGCGCCTGGGTGGTGAAGCTGTTGATGCGCAACGGCGCGTTCTTCGGGATCGACGCATGCGCATTCGGCGCAGTGCCGACCAGGCCGATCACGTTGTCGCCAAGGCCACCCATGGCCTCGGGGGATTCAGTGGCATTCACGGTGATGCCGTTGTGCTCGAAGTTCAAAACCTCAGCCATGATTAGTCAGCCTTCTTGGTGGTGGCCTTTTTGGCCGGGATGGTTTGCTGCGCAGCAAGGACGCTGGTGAGTTCCAGGCGGCCGGCGGTGCGCAGGGCGGATGCTTCGACGTCCAGCAGTTCCAGTTGCTGGCCGGCGGTGGACCAATGGCCGGCGCCGGTGGGGAAAGGGATGAGGACGGTGTAGGTTTGGCGGTTTGCCATGTGGGGTAATCTCCAGGCGAAAAAAAACCGCGGAGGGCGGTTTGGGGGGCAGTTGAGGTTTAATCGGTGTGTTCGGCGAGCCAGTCCGGGGGGACCGGACGCTTTTGCAACGTGGGAAAATCCGCAGACTGTGGCCAGTCACGCAGCAACTGCAGGTAGTTCAGCAACGCCGTGAACGGCTCTGCTTCCAGCGTCGTTGGAATGCCCAATTCCAGCTGATCGCGATGCCGATCGCGCAGACCGGTCGCGGTCACCAACTGCCGATCTCGCCACGCACGCTCTTTAGCGGCCATTTGCTCAATGCTCAGCCCTGGTGGATCAATGGCGACCGGGGCACCCAGCTCATCTGCAGCAATGATTTTTCCGGCAGCGTTTTGAGCGCGAAGCTCAGCGTGGCGCGCATGGGTGATTTCCTGGCAGGCCCTATCAGATGGCTGCATGCCGGGCAGATAAAATCCGCCCGTTTCTGCGCAATAAAAAATGCTCATGGTTATTTCCCGATTCCGATAACGAACATATCGCGGTTGTTGGCTACTGCCGTGCCGATGTCTTGCCGGTCCAGGATGACCGTGGTTTTAGTCAGACTTCGATACTGTGCGGAGATACCATCGTCGACACGGGCAAGTGACGAGTGCACCGCGCCGGAAATGGCATAACACGCATCGGGCCAGGCAAGTGGCCAGGTCAGTGTGGTGAACTGATCAGCCGCCAGGGATGCGCGGCCGTATTGAATCAGCAAGCCGCCGAGCCACGTTGGAAACAGGACGTATCCACTGGCTGCGGTGAAGTTCATTGCAAAGCCGAAGCGCATTTTTTTCGGGGTGACGATTGTGGCGTCATCGACCCCAGCGTCGGCTTGGGGTTGGGTGGCTGTCTTTGCCGTGCCTTGATTGGTTTCGGTTGCCTGTGAAGCGAGTACCGAGACGTCGATGGTTCCTTGATTGACCGGTGCGTTCCAGGCCTTGATGCACCACATGACCGCTAAGTTACGCGGCCGAGTCTCAGTATCACCTGTGAAACCCACATTATAGAGCGTGTCGTAAGTATTACCGCCGAGAGACTTGGCCCCCGTCGCAACTGCAGCAGAGTTGATCCCAGTTTGATTAGGTGGAGTATGGGTATGGCTTTTGAACGCATCGCCTTGATAACTTGCGATTGCTCTACCAGAGTCGATGCCTCGCCCATGATCCCAGCCACGCATAAACTCACCACGCGACTCTGGCAGGCGAAAAAAGCCAGCAGGCTCGCTACCGGTATTGAATGTGGTGCCTAGATAAGCAGCGAGATCGGGGTAAACACTGATACTTTGCACACTCCCATCCAGCTCCAAATACCCCGGCGGCACTGACGCCTTCGGAAATGGAATAATCGATCCAACCGGAACAGCAGACTTCAGCGCATCAAGCTCGCTGACGAGCGCTGCAACGTCGATATTTCCTTGATTAATTGGCGCATTCCAAGCCTTTATGCACCACAAGACCGCAAGGTTGCGCGGGCGCGTCTCTGCTGCCGTTCGTGCAGAACGGGACAGGTCGAAAGTGATATGCCTCAGCGTTGCGTTGGATCCTGTGGCCACACTGCCTGTCGCATCACCAGGCTGAAACGGCCCCGATGCATCCTTGACCGTATCCCCCACCGGAACCACTCGGCCGAAATTACCAGTGACATTTTGCACCGCATCGGACTGATAGCTACCAACTACCCGCCCAGCATCAACCCCCCGCCCATGATCCCAACCCCGCAAAAACTCCCCACGCGACTCTGGCAGTCGAAAATTCCCGGCGCCCTCATCCCCCTTATTGAACGCCGCGCCCAGGAACTTGGCCAAATCGGGATAAGCCGAGGCACTCTTCACGCTGCCATCAATTTCCAGGAATCCCACCGGGACCTTGTCGACTGGAAACGCAACCATAGAACCCACCGGCAGCGCCGAGGACTGAGCAATCAGCGTCTCAATCTCTGCCTTGGTATAAGTCCCCTCAGCCAGCTGCCGGCCCAGATAATCCATCACCCAAGCCCGAGTCGCCTTCACCACCGTGTCATCAATCAACAACGTCACAATCGCCGCGTTACTCGTCTCGAAGATCGAGCGAATATAAAACTCCTTCCCCGAGCCCGAAGTCGCCAACACCGGCTTATACGACTCTGGATACTTGACGATGGCATACAAGATTCCGGTGTCCGTCCACAGCCCGGCTTCGCGCACATACCAGCCGCCGACATCCGATGGAATGGTGACTTCGGCCATCAGCCAGTTGGCGTTTTTCTCGTCCTGGAACAGCGCATTCAGCGGTCCGCGCCAGACTTCGCGTTTCAGCGCTTTTGCGCTGGCATCGGGGTTGTAGACGGCGCCGTTGCCGTCGCCGACGGAAATCTGCGCCAGTTTGATCGGCACGCCAGCCGCCTTGCAGGCGGTTTCGTAGGCGATCCCCGCATTCGTGAGCAGGGTGTAATAGTCAGCCATTTAGTGCTCCTGTGGATAAAGGGTGGTGGTTTCGACGCTGTACAGACCGGCCGCCATAAAGGCGCGGCCCGCGGCCTCGACGCCAGCCAGCACGCTTGGGTAGATCGTGGTGAGTTCGCCGCACAGCGTGGCGGCGCCAATGACATGGCGACCGAAAGCACTCAGGCCCACCGAGATCGACAGGATGTCGCGCTCGCTTTTGGCATCGGCCAAGCGGCGGTCGAGTCGGGCATCAATGGTTTCGCTGTAGGGCAAATCGGTCCAGGCGCGTACGGCAAAGCTGTAGGGCACACCCGGTGGTTTCTGTTCGTACCAGGCGCGCACTTCGGGGCTCAGTTGCAAGCCCTTGGCCGCATTTTCCAGGGCCTGGCGGGTGCCGGCCTGTCGCGCGGTGGGCCAGGCGAGTTTGACGGTCAGGCGCTTCTCCGCCTCGGGAGCCATGGTGCTCCATTCATTCACCGCGCGGTCCGCTGCCAGGTAGGGCAAGAACGCCGAAGGCGTGTGATCCGGATCCATCAACTGTGGGAAAGGCGGCGTGACCCGCTCCAGCAAATAGCCGAACCCCAGGTCCAGGGCTTTCTCAAGTGGTGAGCTGTTGGCGGGCAACAGGCTCGCTTTGGGTTCAGTCATAGCGTGCGCACCTCCACCTCGACGCCCGTGCAGTACGGGGCCTGGAATGCCGTGCTGATAATCGGCTGCAGCGGTTCGAGGATTTGCAGCTGCGCGGCGCCGGCACTGTGGATGGCGTAGTCGATCCAACTTGGGTCGACGCGCCCTTCCAGGCGATGGCAGGAGTCGGCATAGGTTTGCAGCAGCTGTTGTGCAGCCACTTGGGTCAGGCCCGAATCCGGACCGGCATTGATCTTGGCCACCACGCGAATCTTGTAGTGTTGAATCTGTGCACCTTGGACCGTGACGAGGTCAGTTTCCGGTCGCACATCGGGCCGTGCGAAATGTCGCCGCACACCGTCAAGCAAATCGGCAGAAGCACTGCCATCACCCTCCCTGGACAGCACAGTGACCATCACTTCACCGGGCGCGGTGCGTCGTGCGTTTCCGTCCTTGACCTGGGCCGCATAACCGTCCGGATCAAAGGTGTAGCTGACGGTCACCACGCCAGGGGTGGCGCTTTGCACCTTCACCGCCGGCCGCTCGCCGAGGGTGAACACCTCACGGCGATACTGCATGCGCGAGCCTGCTGCCGGTGCATGGGGCGCCAGGTAATAGCGCAGGCGGGCATCATCATCGCTTTCCAGGGTCGGCGACACGGGCGGGAACGCGGCGGGATCGCCTGGATCGAGCACCTGGCGCTCAAGGCCCATGTCCGCCAGGCGTGCATCCAGGTTACTGCCGGTCGCCCACCACGCCAGCATCTGCTTGATGCGGGCGTTGTACTTGCGTTCGTGGGTTTGCAAGCGCACGCAAAACGCTTCCAGGGCCAGGGTCAACAGTTCGCTTTCATTGTCGAGGCTGACCTTGAGCTTGGCCGCGCTTTGCGGCGCTCGGGTGGCGACATAGTCGACGACAAACGCCTTGAACTCGGCGAGCAACGGCTCGAACGCGTCGACCGTGATAATCGCCGGTTCCGCCAGTTGGTTCTGGCCTGGGATCAACATGCTCATGTCACGACCTCAAAAGTCTGTTGGCGGTTTTTCCAGGTGCCGGCAAAACGCAGCAGCAGGCCGGCGCCCTGGCGAGTGGCGACGATGACCTGGGGTTGGAAGTCGGCGATGCCGTTCTGAGGGTTGAAAAAGGCTTGGGCGGCATGGCTTTGGGCGAGGAGCAAGAGGTCATCGCCGAGGTTCTGGCCGAGCAGTTGCGGGACCATCGAGCCGTACAACGGGCGCTTCTGGCGTGTCCCCACGGGGGTGGTCAGCGCTCGGGTGGCGCGCTGTACAAATTGCAGCCAGTCATCCACGGCTGCCCCGGTGTTCCTGTCGATTCCGATCATGGCAAATCCTTATGCGCTGCTGATCACGCGACCCTGGTGATCCACCACCGGGCCGCTCAAATGCACACCGGCGGCATCCAGCAATAAGCCGGTGGCGCCGAGTTGCAGGGTGATGCTCTGGGCATTCATGCTCAGGCTCGCGGCGCCGATCTTGAGGTCGACCTGCTCGCGGGAGCCGCTGAATGTGGTGGGGCCGTTGACCCAATTGAAAATGTGGCTGGCGTCGTCATAGTCGCTTTGGGTGCCGTCCTGATAACGACGGCGCGTCAGCGACGCCACAGCGGACACGGGCGGAAACAGACCACTGTTGAGGCCGAACAAAGCCACAGACTGCGTCCCCCCTTCCCCGCCGCCGTAGTTGAGCAGCAGGCACTGCTCGCCCACTGAAGGGATGCGGGTTTCGGTTTGCGCCCCAGCGCTCGGGTTGAAAAACTGGATCGCCGGGCTGAGTAGGTCACCGTGGCTGACCTTGCAGGTACCACTGGCGGCATCAACCTCCTGGCACACGCCAATCCGGCAGAAACTTTCTGCGCGTCGATACAGGTCTTCCAGCTGGGCTTCCATTTCCGCCAGGCGTTCGACGATCGGCCCCAGTTGCATGCGTAGCAATGCATCGAACATGGACTACTCCTGCAGGGGTCGATATTGATCTGGATCGTCGATGTCCGAAACTTCCCAGGTGCGGGCAAACAGCGGTTTGCCTGTGGGATCCTCGAGCAGTAACGGGCCGAGATAGAGGGTTTGGGTGAAGGAAACGATCCAGGTGTCGTAGTCCGTTTCGGTCCCGGTCAATCCGGAAGGCGCCGCGACGATAGCCGTCGGCAGGTCACACTGGTCGGGCGGCAGGCCCCAGCGGTTATCCAGGGCCAGGTCCATCAATTGGCTGGCCAGGTCGCAGGCTTCAAAGGCTGCCGCCCCGCTGGCGACCGTGGCCCTGAGTGAGACCGACAAGGCATGCGCCTTGCGCCCTTCAAGGGAGCGAACGGCGGGGCCGTTGCGCTCGACGCTGATCAGCACGCCGGTTTTATCCGCGACGCCGGTGAAGTCCTGATAATTGCCTACAGGCAAGTGTGGGAAGGCGCTCTTCAGCGCCGCTCCAATCGCCACGGGCAACTGGGAAGGTTTTTCGATAAGGCTCATGTGGTTGCATCCTTGCTGCGGTTACTGCTGGTCCGGGCGCGAGGTCGGGGTCTCGTCGACCCCGATGCGCTTGGCTGCCCAGCGTTCATAAAGGCCAATGGCGACATCCGCGCCGGCCATGGCGGTCAGGCAACCAATGGCGCCGGCAGTCCAGATCGACATGCCGGCGGCGTAGCACAGCATCAGTGCCGAGACCCCGCAGACCATGCATGCACCGGACCGCAAGGCCAGGCGTCGTACCAGTGACCAACCGCGCGCGCCCTCCTTGTCGGCGCGCCACATTTCACCGGACACCCCGCCGATCAGGGCCAGTACAATCACCAGCCAGATAGGCATTTCCGCTAACGCTTGCTGCTCGTTTGTCATGTCACGCCTCCTGGCTGAGCACTACCGGCGCAG